CCGAAGGAGACCAAGTGTCTGACACTACCGCTCCTGCTCCTGCCGTTGAAGAAGCGGTAGAAGCAGCCAAGGTTGAAGCGACAAGTCCAAGGCCAGCTTTCTATACCCGTCCTAGACTTGATCCTTCGCCAGTTAAATATCTCGAGGCCACAATTAAGGCCACACTAGGAGATGAGTCCGCTCGTCAATATGTAGCTGCTGCGGCAGATACAACCGACAATGCAGGACTTGTCCCCACCCGCCAATTATCCGAAGTGATTAATGGCCTTGCTAACACAACAAGAAGCAACATTGATGCAATTTCAAGTGGTGTTCTTCCAGATGCTGGAATGTCATTTGAGATTCCAAAGATTACAGTTCTTCCAACAGTTGCAGAAGTTGCTGAAGGTGGAGCTCCATCTGAGACCGATCAAAATGCAGCCTTCGTCAGCGTCTCAGTCAAAAAAGCAAGTGGCGCCCAAAAATTCTCTGTTGAGGTCCTCGACAGAAGTTCGCCACTCTTTCTAACAGAGTTGCTCAATAATATGAGCGCGCAATATGCAAAGGTTACAGATACAGCAGTAAATGCTGCTCTTATTGCAGGCGCAACCGCTGATGCAACCACACTTGCTACCTATCCAACAGCTTCAGAGCTTCTTGGATTTGTATCTCGCGGAGCTGCGTCGGTCTATAACAATACTCAGAGATTTGCTCGCAACATTATTGCTAACACTTCTCAATGGTCTAACTTGATGACTCTTAATGATTCTGGTCGCCCAATTTATATGGCTTCACAGCCTCAAAATGCTGGCGGAGTAGTTTCACCAACCAGTATTCGCGGCGTAGTCGCAGGACTTGATCTTTATGTAACTGCTAACACAGCAGCTACAACCGATACTGATGGCTCAATGCTTATCGTTGATCCAGCTGCTTACACCTTCTACGAAAGCCCAACATTCCAGTTGCGCGCTGATGTAATTGGTAGCGGCGAGATTTATGTATCTCTCTATGGCTACTACGCAATCGCAACAAAGATTGGCGCTGGAGCATTTAAGATCAATAAGACCTGATAAAACCCCAATAGTGACGGCCAGTCCGCTCCCGAGCTGGCCGCTCACCTAACTGCTTGAAAGGATGACGAAATGCCAGCAATAGTTTTGGCCAGCGAGTTAAGGACAATTCTTGGCGTTTCGTCATCTCTTTATAACGACGCTTATCTTGAAGACATTATTGACGCTTCGGAGAATTTAGTTCTCCCAATGTTAGTTACATTCCAGAGCAAGATTAACAAAGTTAAGCTTGAAGATAATATTGCTTACTTTGAGACGGCAACAATCCAAGAATTTACAGAAGGCCAATCCGTAATTATTACTGGCTGCGGAGCTCCTTTCAATGGCACTTACACAGTAACCGATGACGAAATTTCAGATTATGTATTTACAGTCGCAATCACCAATGCAGACATATTGGAAAAAAATATTATCCCAGCAGGAAACGCTGCGCTCTCTGGACTATCAACCTATGTCGGAAACCCCAATGCTGAAGCTGCTATTCTGGCTATCTCCGTTGAAATCTTCCAATCCAGAACCGCTGCTGGTGGATCAATCGAAGGCGTAGATTTTGCAGTTACTCCTTACCGCCTATCTAAGAATTTACTCGCCAAAGTAACTGGCTTACTTGGCCCATATCTTGATGTTGAAACTATGGTGGGATAATGCCTGCCTCAACAATTGCCACAGATGTTAGAGGAGCTATTAAAACAGCCCTAGCAGCCTGCACCGCTAATATTTACGACTCAGTTCCAGAAGCACCAATAGTTCCAGCAATAGTCATAGTTCCAGATTCACCTTATATGGAATTAGAACTTATCGGCAAATCTACAACTAGAGTTAAATTGAATTACACCATAACTGCTTGCGTTGCGTATTTCAGCAACGCCGCTGCTCTGGATAACCTAGAGCAATTAGTCATTAGTATTCTTGGAGAGCTAGATGCTTCCAAGTATGAGTTATCTACAGTCGAAAGACCATCGGTAACTGAAGTTGGAACTACTACCCTGCTAGTTTCAGATATTCGCTTGAGCGTCCGCTACGAGCAAACCGCATAGGAGACCCAAATGCCAACAACAGTAATAACTGGGCGCGATGTGACCTTCACACTCGATGCAGCCGATTATGACGCCCAGACGACCAGCGCCGTTCTAAGCTGCGAGACAATCATCGAGACTTATCAAACTCTCGATGGTCGCGCATATAAGTCCGTTGATAAGCAATGGACATTCACAATTGAACTATTGCAAGACTGGGGAGCTTCTGGCTCACTATTCGAAGCAATGTGGGCAGATGCTGAAACAGCACCTAACACCGCACTCAATGTCTCATTTACTGCAATAACTGGAGCAGTCTTTGCTTTTACAGTATTGCCAATCTTTCCTACTGCTGGTGGAGCTGCTCCTGGAGCACTTACCGACACTTGGACAATGACAGTAATTGGAACACCTACAGAGACCTTCAGCTAAGAGATCGGAGCATCGGGAGCTATGAAATTACCAATCACAATTGAATATAACTCAGGCGAGAGTGCAACTTATATTGCGCAACCGCCTGAGTGGGCTAAGTGGGAGAAGCAGACTGGTCACACTTTGTCGAAAGCCCAAGAGGTAATCGGCATATGGGATTTAATGTTTCTTGCATACAACGCGCATAAGCGCGAATCGGCAGGCAAACCAGTTAAGCCTTTTGAGATTTGGATGGAAACAGTTGCAGATGTATCGACTGGACTATCTGACCCAAAAGCCACAAGCCTGGAAGCATCCGCAGAACTCTAGTCGAGTTAGCAATCCAGACTGGTATTCCGATGCAATATTGGGATGATGCGGACGATATAGCAACCGCAGCAGAGATTTTGGAGGGCAAGTGAGTTACGAACAGGGGCTAGCTTATGATCGTAAAGACTTATCCCAATTACTCAAAGCTTTTAAGGCTATGGATGCTGAAGCTACAAAAGTTGCAGCTGAGACTGGTTACGAGTTGTCTAAATTTACTGCTGGCAAGATTAAAAGCGCAGGCGCTGCGCGCACATTCAACAACAAAGCAGCCAGAAGAATCGTTGAGGGAGTATCCATCTCGCGAACCTCAAAAATTGGTCAGCTATCCTACGGCTTTGCGCGCCAGCGTTTTTCAGGGGGAGGCTCGACCAGAAGTCTATGGGCAGGCTTTGAATTTGGCTCATCAATCAAACTACGAAAAGACGGCAGAGTTAAAAGGCTTAATCAGTTTCCGACTTATTCTGGTCGATTTGGTAAGGGTAGTCGAGGGTGGTTCATATACCCAACCCTTCGCGCACTTCAGCCTGAATTAGTAAAAAAATGGGAACAAAAGTTTGCCGATATATTAAAGATTTGGGGTAAATAATGGCTGGTGATAGAACCCTAAAACTAAGTCTTTTAGCGGAGACAAAGAACCTAATTGATGGATTAAATAAAGGTAAAAAAGAAAGCGAATCTTTTGGAGACAAAATTGATTCGATTAATCGCAAAGTTGGTCTAGCTTTTGCCGCTATGGGTGCAGCTGCTACTGCAATGGCGGTGAAATTTACCAAAGATGCAATAGGCGCTGCTTCCGATATGGAAGAAACAGTCGCAAAAATCGGCGTTATTTTTGGAGATAGTGCAAAAGAGATTGACAAGTTTGCCGCTACTGCTGCAACCAATTTAGGCCAATCTAAACAACAAGCTCTCGATGCTGCAGCTAACTTTGCTATTTTTGGCAAAGCCGCTGGTTTATCTGGCGAAGCCTTGGTCGATTTTTCTGCTGATTTTGTTTCACTAGCATCTGATCTTGCATCATTTAATAACACAACTCCAGAAGATGCGATTAATGCAATAGGGGCTGCTTTACGCGGTGAAGCAGAACCTTTACGCCGTTATGGTGTTTTATTAGATGATGCGACACTAAGAGCAGCAGCCCTTGAATTAGGTATTTATTCAGGCACTGGGGCTTTGACCGCTCAACAAAAGGTATTAGCTGCACAAAAGGTAATTTTAGAACAAACCAATTTGGCTCAAGGTGATTTTGCTAGGACATCAGACGGCTTGGCTAACTCACAAAGACAAATTGCTGCATCCGTTGAAGATGCAAAAGCACAACTTGGAGAAGCACTTTTGCCCGCTATTCAGGAACTAGCAAAATTTACTAAAGAAGTTTTAGTCCCTGCTTTATCGTCATTTATATCTGGTTTGACTGGTCGCGAGGGTTTGAAAGAAAGCCTTACACAAACAGAAAAAAGTGCTGAAAAATGGGGCGCTCGAGTTCGTAAAGTTTTTGACATTGTGGTTGAATTAAAAGAAGTAGCTATGGCTACGGCTGCAATTCTTACAACTATGTTTGTAGTTAGTAAAATTCAGGCAGGAGTAGTTGCTACAATTGCGTTAATAAACACATTAATAAAAGCTTATAATGCTCTTAAAGCCTCTGCTATCGTTGCTGGTATTGCAAGTGCTTTTGCTTTGAATCCACTTTTAGGCGTTGGAGCTACTGCAGGCGCAGCGGCAGTTTTAGCGGCTGGTAATGCTTTGGCTCGGCGTAATGATACAGGACAGGTATCCGCGAATATTGCTGGCACTGGTGGCAATACAGTCCCAAGTGCAAGTTTGCCTAGTGGCTTTACAACAGGCGCATCTATACCGAAAACAACAGGAGCACCTGCGATTACTCAGAGTGCAAGTCCAGCAGGCACTACCAGATCTAATAATGCACCTGCAGTTGCTTCAGCTCCAATAATCAAAACCCCCAGCGGTAACGCCATCCCTTCTAACTTTGATGTAGCAGCTGCTAGAGCTGGCGAAGAACGCGGCAATGTCGTAATCAATGTAAATGCTCCATCCGCTATTGATGAAGAAGGATTTACTAGAGCAGTTATCTTGGCGCTAAACCAGACTCAAGCCAGAACAGGTGGCGGGGGTAGCCAACTAGTCTTATGAGTATCTGGAATCCTATCTATCGCGTT